TCGCCAAAGAGATCGGGGCCAACGAGTCCCTGGTCGCGAAATGGGCGCGCGCCGAATTGCCCGAGATGCCGCGTCGGGGGCGGCCGCAGGGAAAGGCTCCGCAATTCGTCGAGGTGATGGCCCCCTCGGAACCGGTGCGCGCCACGAGGCAGACGGGCGCCGCTGACGCGGCCGCCTGTCAGATCCGGATCGGCGACGCCGAGATATCGGTCGGTGGTGACTTTCCGACCGAGCAGCTGGCCGAGATCCTGCGTGCGGTGAGGGCCTCGCAATGAGTTACCACACCCCGAGCTACCGCATCTACCTCGCCACCGAGCCGATCGATTTTCGCAAGGGCATGGACGGGCTGGTGGCGCATGTTGCGAGCCAGTTCCAGCTTGACCCGTTCGACGGCGCGATCTGGGTGTTCCGCTCGCGGCGCGCCGACAAGCTGAAGATGATCGTCTGGGATGGCACCGGATTGGTGCTGACGATGAAGCGGCTCGATGGCAAGCGCTTCGTCTGTCCTGCCCGGAAAAGCCGCGCTCGATGCGGTCGCGCAGGCCGATGAGGCCGAGACCGAGGCTGATCAGCGTCATCGGCGCAGCATCGCCCGAGCCCGAGAGCATGGCGACGAGGCGGGCCAGAGCGGCCAGCTGCCCCTGATCGGGCAGGAAGAGGGCACCGGTGCCGGTGGCGAGGGCGAGACAGCCCGCCCACCAGGTCAGGGATTTGGGGCGAAGGTAACGCATCGGAGGTCTCCTCGGGTCAGAAGGGGAAGGGTTCAGAGTGTGTTGGGCTGAGAGAGCAGCGCGAGGGCTTCGGCCTCGCTCAGCCGCCGCAGCGGGCGGACGAAATCCACCCTTCCGTTGCGATCGACCGGCCAGACGGTGAGCGCGCCGGTGGGATAGCGGCCCTCGCGGAAGAGATCGCGCTCAGCCTCGCGCCGGGGCCGGATTGCGGCGGGGCGCAGCCAGCCCATGAAGGCATCGGCCGCGGCGCGGCGATTGCCCGCGTTCAGATGGCGGGCGAGAGCCGCCTTGGCGATGCCGCCGGTGTTGTAGTGGAAGCTGACCAGCGCATCGAACTCGTGCGGGGCAAGCGGCACCTGCACCGCGCGCAGTACGGCCGCCTCGTAGGTTGTGATATCGGTGCGAAAGAGCCGAAACGCCTCGCGGATCGCGGCGGTGACATCCGCGGGCAGGCCGCGCGGCATCTGCGCCGGATCGGGCGGGCCCGCCGCGGCGGTGTGGCCGATGCCGAAGGTCCAGATCTTGCGGACATCGAGATAGGGCCCGGGCACGATGCCCTCGTGCCGGGCGAGGGCCAGCAGCCCTCGGTTCGTCATGTGCATGGGATCACCCGAATGTGGAGACGAGGAAGATCAGCGCAGCGAACTCGTGCGGCGCGAGCGGCACCTGCACCGCGCGGCCGCCTCATAGCTTGCTGAGGCTTGTTCGGAGGGCGCCGGGAATTTGCTCGGTTGTTCGCATTGAACTTTGCGATGCCGCAACATACAAGATTTTAGAAAAATCGCCAGGCCGCAGGATCAGTATCCTTGCAGGTATCTTTGTAAATATTCCTGATCGGCAAGTTGTTTTTAATTTTTGCTCAAGTTGGATTTCAGTGGTAGCTCAATTGGCGATGTGCATAAAATTATCTTGGTGGTGTCAAAATCCAAATATGGGCGTTTCCCTTGATGGGCACATGCCGATTCTGCATTCAACCCAAATTTCTCGTTTTGGTAGGAACTGATCTAATACCAAGAGCCAAAGTGCACCGAAGAAAATAATTGATATTATAACCTGAGTTGCGCTCCCATTGTTGATGCCTGATGCGATAGCAACAAACGGAAGATAAATTAGAAAAAAAATCCCCAAAAATAGAATTATTAGAAATGCGGGCAGCATGTTTCACCTCTGCGATTTTAACTTTTAAGCTTGCGATTTGAATTGCGGGTTGTCAACACTTTGAGTTTTTCCGCGTCAGACTGTCGCAAGTCGGCGTGCGGCGACTGCCATCGAGAGGCTTCCCATGCCCGCGGTGATCAGCCCGCCGAGAAGCACATGGCGCAGCGCGGCGCCGACAAAGCTCGTGTCGTCATTTATGGCCGGATCTCCGTGAGGGGGATGGAGGGGATCGAGCCGAGCCGCTCGAGATCGAGGGTGATGTCGAGCGTGTCGGTGTCGAAGCGGACGGGGACGTCGAAGTCGAAGCCCGCGGTGAGGGCAGCGCCTGCGGCGGGGGCCGTGGTGGTGAAGGTGACGAGGCCGGTTGCGGGCGAGACCGACCAGCCGGAAGGCTGCGGTACCCCGTTCAAGGCGATGGTGACGGTCCCTGCGACGGGCTTGGTGATCGCGCGCGTCCAGCTTTGCGCGCCAGAGGTATAGCGCTTCGTCAGTTGGAAGGTGGTCGTGCTGCCATCGCCGGTGCCGATCAGCTGATCGGTCGGGCCAGGGATTTGCGAGGGCAGGCAGGATTTGAAATCGGCCCAATCCTTGAAGCGGAAGCCGTAAAGACGGCCGTTCCGCGCTTCGAAGAAGGCCACGACCGCCGCCAGATCATCGGCGCGGCGGATGCCATAGGCGACGTCATAGCGGCGGCGCGAGTTGGCCCAGCTGGCATTGCGTTCCTCGGCGCCCGAGGCCAGTTCGACGATCTGGGTGCGCCGCTCGGGGCCGCCGCGCGCCCCGCGGCTGATCGCATCGGGGAAACGGATATCGTGAAAGGCCATCACATCCCCCTTCGGCCGAGCGAGACCGCCCGGGCGATATCGGCGGCGACCTGTGTGCGCGATTGGCGGAAGCTCTCCGCGTCGCGCGCCATGATCGTGACGTTGACGGTTGGTGCGGTGGCGTTGCCGGTCGCCGCCGCCTCGCGCCGAGACAGCACCCGCTCGCCGCGCTGCAGGATGGCGGGCACCTCATCGGGGCGCAGACCGGCCCAGCCGCCATTGTGCATTCGTGTCGCGCCCGCGAAGGCCAGCGCCGGAACCATGCGTCCGGGGCCCGCGGTGCCGACCGTGCCGCCCGCGTGCAGGATGCTGGCGAAGATCCCGCCCGCACCGCCCAGCGCACCGGAAAGGACATTCGCGAGCGGGCCGAGGACGAAGCGCCGCGCCGCGAGCTTGGCGAGATCGGCGATCATCGAGGTGACGAGATCGCGGAAATCGAGCTTGCCGGTCTTCAAGAAGCTGCCCACCGCTTCCTCGGCCGAGGAGAAGGCGCCGACGAGGGCATTGCCGATATCGCCGCCGATGTCGCGCGCCTTGGCGGCATAATCGGCGAGCGCATCACTCGCGGCACGCCAGAGCGGCACGGCGCGCTCCGCCCCTTCAGCGGCGGCAGTGCCTGCCGCGCGCGCGGCCCCGCCCGCGCCCCGCGCTGCCTCGGCGGTCTCGTCGAGGCCGGAGGCCAGCCCGTCGGCCGCGCCCGTTGCTCCGGTCAGCGCCGTTTCCGCATCAGTGCCGGTGCGCGTCACCGCATCCTTGAGCGCCTGCCAGGAAGCGAGCGGGCGCCCGGCCGCGTCAGAAAGCATGCCCGAGGCTTCGCGATAGGCCGCGGCGCGGGAGCGAGCGTCGGCGGCCATGGCGCCGAGGCCAAGATCGGGCGGTGCGATGTAACTCCGCCCAAGCGCCGCCGAAAAGGCCTCGGCCGCCGTAGCCCCTGCGGCCGTTGCAGCCCCCTCGAAGGGATTGCCGATGCGCCCCAGTTCCACCGGATCGAGGATACCAATCCGCACCCCACCTTCGCCGGTCGCCCATTCCGGCAGCAGCGCAAGGGCCGCGTTCAGCGTCTCGATGAAGCTGTTGATGCGGGTGACAACGCCGTTCAGCATGGCTTCGACGCCGGAGATCAGCCCGTTTGCCGCCTGGAAGGCGAAGTCGCCGATGGCGCCCGGCAGGCTTCCCCAGATCGCCACCGCTGCGTCATAGGCCCCTTGGAAGATGGCCGCCGTCCGGTCACCGAAGCTGACCACACCTGCGATGGTGCCCTCGAGGGCCGAGAGACCGGCCGCCTTCAGCCCCTCCCATCCAGCCGCCATCCGCGCCAGCGCCGCATCGAGCGCGAGGCCGATGCGCGACCAGACCTCGCGTGCCAGATCGGCGAGCAGCCGGAACGCCTCGCCCACGCCGCCGACCCGGGCCGCAAATTCGGAGAACTGATAGACGAGCTCGCCCACGCCGACGATCAGTGCCCCGATGCCGGTGCGAATGAGCGCCCCGCGCAGGACGACGAGCGCGGTGGCAAGGCCGCGCACCGAAAGCGCCGCCGCGGCAAGGCCCGCGACCCGGCGCGCGCCCATGAAGGCGGCGAAGGTCGCGGCATAGGTCGCCAACCGCCCGAGGTTGTCGAAGACGAGGTCGATCGCCCGTCCGAGCGGGCCGCTGGCGCGCGCTGCATCGGCGAGCGCGTTCGCCACGGTCTCCAGCGCCGGGGCAACGGCGGCGGTCAAGCGGTTCGTCAGGCCAAGCCAGATCAGGCTCAGCCGATCCAGCGCATCGCCCGTGCGTTCGATCTGCGCCGCATCGGCCGCGCTCACAGCCACACCGAAATCGCGCACGTCCGTTGCGGCATCGCGCAGCGTCTCGCTGTCGATCCGCAAAAAGGCAATCGCCGCCCGATCGCCAAAGAGGTCGGAGGCCACCGCCGCGCGCTCGGCCTCAGGCACGAAGCGATTGAGCGCGTCCTGAATCGCGATGATGCGCTGATCGAGCGGCAGCGCCTGCAACGCGGCAGCCGTCAGGTTCAGCCGCGCCAGCGCGCCGACGGCCGTGCCCGATCCCGCCGCCGCTTCGGAAAGCCGCGTTGTCAGCTTCTTCGTCGCCTGCTCGATCTCGCCCATCGAGACCCCGGCAAGCTCGCCCGCCCAGGTCAGAACCTGCAGGCTCTCGACCGTGGTCTTGAGCGACGCGGCCATGTCCGCCTGCGCGCCGATCGTCTCAAGCCCCGAGCGCACCATCGCCACGCCCGCCGCCGCGGCCGCAGCCGTCACCGCCGCGAGCGCCACCCCGGCCTTGCGCGCGAACCCGGCGAGCCGCGTGTTGGCAAGCGCCATCTCCGACGAGAGCCGCCCGAAGCCACGGGCCCCGGCCGCGCCGATCCCTTCCAGCTCGGCGCGCACCTGGCGCCCGCCCTCCGCCACGAGGCGGACGGAAACACGCTTCTCTGCCATCGTGTGACTCCCAAAGGCAATGCGTCATTGACTTATGCGCCATTGGCGCACATATTGCGCCATGGCCATCGTTACAGTCGTCGAAACCCCGGAATTCGAGCGTCGCGCCCGTAGCCTCATGTCGGAGGCGGAGCGGCTTGAGGTGATCGATTTCGTCGCCCGCAACCCGATGACCGGCGTTGCGATTGGCGGCGGGGTGCGGAAATTCCGCTTCGCCCGACCCGGCGGTGGCAAGAGCGGCGGCTATCGCGTGATCCATTTCTACAGCCCCGATGACGGGACGCCGATTTTCCTGATCACCGTCTTTGCCAAGAACGAGAAGGCAAACCTGACGGCTTCGGAAACGGCGATGGTGCGCGAACTCGGGGCTGCGCTGGCGGCGAGTTACAGGAGGACGAGATGACCGAGGCATTTGCGAGCATCGAACAGGGCTTGAAGGAGGCGCTTGCGCAGGCCCGCGGCGAAGGGCGGGGACGGGTGCATGAGATCGACTTGCCCGAGCCTGATGTGCAATCGATCCGGTCGCGCACGGGGCTGTCGCAAACCGATTTCGCGCGCAGCATCGGGGTGAAGAAGGGCACGCTCCTGAACTGGGAGCAGCGCCGCCGCAGCCCGGAAGGTCCGGCGCGGGTGCTGCTTGCGCTGATCGACAAGGATCCCGACATCGTCCAGAGGACGCTGGCGCCCTGAGCGCTGACGGGCACGCGGGGCGTTCAGGGGCCCGCCTGCGCCGCGATTTGTTCGTTGAGCCTTCGCACCATCACCGCCTCGATCTCGGGCAGGGTTTCGGCGGCGATGAGCCTGTTCACGCCCAATGCCTCGGCGAGCGACAAGGCCGCGCCCATGTCCCAGCCGAGCACCGCGCCGGGGACGAGGCGCAGCTGCCCGCCAAGGCGTTGCACCAGATCCCAGACCTGTGCGCCCTCGACCGTCTGCGGCCGGTTCAGTCTTGCGGGGCAGTCGGGGCAGGGGCCGTGGCAGGCGGCGCAATAGCCTTCGCCCCCGCCGAAGGACCAGTCGGCGAGGGCGCAGAGCCGTTTTTTTCCGCATCCAGCATCAGGCCGCGCGCGACGTAGCGGGTCTGAAACGCTTCGAAAACCGGCCAGATGTCGAGAAGCGCGTCGATGCCCTCGGGTGTCAGCGGCATCGGAGCGCCAGCTTCGTCGCCCACCCCCTCCCAGTCGAGAATGGCCAGACGCGCCACGGCTTTTGCCATGGCCAGCGCCAGTTCTTCCTGCGTGACACCCTCGGGCAGCGCCGCAAGATCGGGATCGGCGCGCGCGGCCACCATCAGAGCGGTCGTGAGCGGCGCAAGCTTCAGCCTCAGGCCCGGGGCAAGGTCCAGCCATTCAGGCTGGCTCGAGAGGTTCAAACGGATCATGGTCAGTATCCCGTGACAGTGTTCACAAGGGTGGCGGTGCACATGCGGGCCGGGCTGATCGCTTTCGCCGCCTGCCAGTCGAAACTCGCCTGAATGCCCTGCGGGCCCGGGATCTCGATGCGGGGTCGCGGCAGATAGACGGCATGGGCGGTGAAGGTGAAGCTCGCGTTGGCGCCAAGGGTCCAGGCGAATTCGAGCTCGCAAGGCGTGCCGTCGATGGCTTGGGTCACCAGCGTGCTGTCGGCAAAGCGCACCTCGATCTTGCCGGTCAGCGCCGCCATGCCGGGATCGGCGCCTTCGATCTTGCCGTCGTTGCGGATCGTCTCGATCCGGTCGAGGCCGTTGGCATAGGTGACCTCGGCCGAGACGACATTGCCAAGCGCCGCCCCGTTGCGCTTCACCGCGCCGTTGAAATGGCCAAACCGCTGCAGCGCGAGCGTGGTCGGCGTGCCCGCGGCCGTGACCGTGTCGATGGTCTCGCCCTGCGCGATCAGCCGGGCGGTGGCGGTGAGCAGCCCGGAGCGGCTCATCTGCCAGCTCAGTTGGTCGACCATGCAGCCGGTGTACATCGCGTAGCGCGGCACTTCGGGCATCGCCACTTCGATCGCCATCGAGGGCAGGGTCCAGTTGCCCGACTGAAACGTGTGGGTCTTGGGCGTGGTGCCGGTGGTCGTCGGCGCCCCGAAGGTGCCTTTCAGCCAGAGACCGAAGTTCTCGACGTCGATCGGCACCACGACATCGCCATCGGCGGTGAGGGCATCCTTGATCGGCGCCACCGGGTCGCGCCCCTGGCCCAGCAACTCCGAGGCAAGCAGCGGCTGCTCGGAGCCAAGCGAGGTGCTGGCGAAAGGCACCGTGCGAAAGCCCGTGGCGGGGGCGGTGCCGTAGACAGATTCGAACGCAAGCGCCATCTGCGCCCGCGCCCCTTGGGCTCGTGCCATCATTCTCTCCTTGAGGTCAGGGGTTCAGCCGAGCGGATCGGCGGTGGTGTAATGCAGAACGACAGCGATCACCGCCGCCTTCAGCGCCGCGGCACCCTCGACGGGCAGATCGACCGGGCTCGGGGCCTCCGGTTCGACCCAGTCGCAAAGGCCACCGAGCGTCCGGTCGGCGGCCAGCGCCGCGCCGATGGCGGCGATCAGATCGTCAAACGCGCTGCCCCGGCCGGGGCCTGCTTGCACCACGACCTCCAGTTCAGCCCGGTGCTGGTAGTGGTAGCGCAGCGGCGAGAGCGTCACCTCGGGCTCGCCGGGTTCACCATCGCGCAGGATGATCAGCCCGGCTGCGGGGATCCGTTCGGGCAGCACCTCGTCGCGCAGGGTGAGGGCGGCAAGAGGCTGGAGCCGCGCGTGTAGCGCGGTGAGTATGGTTTCGCGAGTGGTGGACATGGGGTATGATTACCTGAGTGTTCTATCCAATAGGTGGCATGATGAATTTTGAAAGCTGCGGTCCGTTTCATTTTCCAAGGGAGCAAGGCGTTAACTGGAAAAGGACGTTTTGGCAGAACGTCGATGCTTATTGGGAGGGCCTGCGCAATGCCGTCGGCTGCTACGCTTTCTGTCTTGAGAGCGATAAGCGGGTGCGCCCTTGGTATGTCGGCAAGACGATTGCGAAAGGCGGATTTCAGGATGAGATATTTACGCCTCACAAGTTGACGCACTATTCCGAGATAATGGCGCCCCCTGATGCCGATGTGGCCTATCGTCGGGGTCAACCTTGTATTCTGCTTTTTCCTCTCGTCACGGAAACTTGGAAGCTCTCAAATAACCGCAGCAGTTCTGACCCTTACATTGACTGGCTCGAGACCACGTTGATCGGAATGGCATTGTCGCAGAACCCGGAGATCGCAAATACCAGCAAGACGCGTTTCCATCGTGAAGTTTACGTCAATGGTTTGATTGGCGGCCAGTTCCAAGGGCGACCGAGCAATGGCGCGAACTTCGCAAAGCGTGTGTTTCTGTCAGAATAGCCGGGAGTCCAACTTCATAACCACCCCGCCACGATCCGCCCCTCCACACCCTCCATCACCCGCTCGGCCTCCCGCGCCAGATCGAGTCGCTTGCGGAGCCTGACCTGTGGCACCAGGAGGAATACCGGCATCGTCGTCAGCCCGCGGCCGGTTTTCGAGCGGGACGCCACGGCGCGTCCCTTGCTGTTCAACCGCCCCTCGGCCACCAGCAGGCTCGGCCCCCGGCGGCGGTAGATGAACCGCAGCCGCAGCCCGGTGCGGCGCTCCCATTCGCCCGGTGTGATCCGCCCGCCACGGGTGGATTTGCCTGCGGCCGGGGTGGGGATCGCGAGCCAGAAGCCGTCTTTCGACCGGATCAGCGGCCCCGTGTCATGCGCGCCGATGATCACCGGGGCGTTCGACCACACGAGCGCCGCCGCATTCAGGCTCTCGCCGCCCTTCGGATAGGTCGCGAGCCGGATCGAATTGCCAAGCCTTGTGCCGAGCCCCGCTTGCACGATCTGCCCGCGCCAGGCGGATTTCAGGCGGGCGCCTGCCGCGTGCATCGCCGCGGTCACCGCCTTTTCGCCCGCGCGGATTTCCTCCTGCATCAATGCGACCAGATCGGGCCGGAGGTCGAGTTTCAGCTTCATCGGGGTCACTCCGGCCGCAGGTCCAGCGTCCAGATCAGCCGCTCGCGGTCGCGTAGCGGCTCGCCCTGGATCACGAACCGCTCGGCGCCGATCACGATCAGATCGCCGGGCCGCGGCGCGGGCAGGTCGCTCACCCGCACATCTACCATGGTCGTGTCGCTGACAAACCGCCCTGCGCCGAAGTCGGTCACCCGGTCGGGCGCACGGGCGATGACCCTGATCTGGCGCTCCTCGGCGGTGGTGGAGGAGATCCAGAGCGCCGATGCCGCAAGGGCAGGGTGCTCGAACAGCCGATCGACGGCCGCGGCAAAGACCGTCATGGCGCGATGAAGCCCTGCGCATTCACATAGACCTGCGCGCCGGTGGTGATACAGGCCAGGTTCAGCGCTGTGTTGGCCGTCGTGCGCAGTGGATCGGCGAACTGATGGCTTTCCGAAAACGTCATTGAGGCGCCAAGATGCCCGCGCCAGATCACGGTGGAGCCATCCTTCAGCACCACTTCCGTCGCGACCGTCCCCGCATTCTTAAGCTGCAGCGCGGTCACGAACCGCCGCAACCCGGCCCCGGCTGCTGCGCCCAGAACCACATCGGTGGTGTTGGTGATCCCGCCCGCCGCGGCGGCCGAGCTCCATTCCAGTTCGGGGATCTGCCAGGGACGCACCACCTGCACGCCCTGCACCGTGGTGATCAGATCGGCCACATCGCCGCTGGCGACGCTCGCATAGGCCGCCGTCACCGCGCGGGCGGCGACGATCACCGGTGCGGTCGAACCGCGCGCGCCGTCATGGGCGACGGGGCCGAGCGCCGTTGCCGTCACCACCGATCCCGCGACCGTGCGCGCGGCAATCGCCTGTCCCTCGACGATCTGGCCGCGCCCGGCGGTGATTTCCGCGGTAAGCTCGGCATAGTCCTGGCAGTTGATGAAGGACATCTGCAGGCTGACTGCGGTCGGCGCGGCGGCGAGTGCAATCCGGCCCGAGCCCGCAACGTGAGCCCCCGCGAAGACCGTGCCCTGCAAGTCGATTTGGTTCGCATCGATCACCGTCACGGTAAAGTTGCCGCGCAGCTCCGCCCCGGCATTGCTGATCCCGTTCAGATATTCGACCCAGACGAGGTTGCCGGTCGCAAGACCATGCGCGGTGACGGTAAGCCGGATCACCCCGCCCGTACCCGCAACCGCCCCGGTCACCGCCTTCCAGGCGGCGTGGTTCAGGCTGCGCAGCCGCAGCTTGTAAAGCGCCGAGGGGTCAGGGATCTGCTGGTGGCGGACATAGGAATTGGCCCGCCCCGAGGTCGCATCGATCGCGCGGGAATGCACATAGGCCTCGTCCGAGAAGGGCTCGATCTCCAGAATGCTGGCGCTCGCGGTGGTGAGGATCGTCACCGTGGCACTTTCAAGCGGCGTCAGACCGCCGTTCTGGCTGAAGTACCGCATCAGCGTGGCGGTGGTGCTGGCCGCGCCGCCGATGTCGATGCCAAAGCAGTGCTTGCCATCGGGCAGGCCGGTGAGCGCATCGACCGAGACGGCCTCAAGGATCTGGTGGTTGTTCGCATGGCGCGTGTTCACCACCCCGGCCATGGCGCGAAACGGGATGGTGAAGCTGTCCTTCGACAGAAGTTCCACGACCGCTCCCGCCGTGGTGCCCGAGGAGATGGTCAGCGTCCCGCCCGCGATGGTGGCGCTGGCCCCATCGGCCGCCGTGACCTGCCACAGATCGGCCAGCGGCCGGGTGAAGCTGTCGCGCATCTTCTTTTGCACCGACTTCACCTTGAGCATGTCGTCGAGCGCGTCATAACCCGCAAGTTCCAGGGCACCACCGCTGCCGGTGAGCACGGCGATCACCACCGGCTCGGTCTCGGCGCGGGCATAGACGATGTCGGCACGCGCAAGATTTGTGAGGCAGAGCGGCTCGATCCGGGCGGCGACATGGTCGGGCGTCCCGGGCGCAGGCAGGGCGGAGCCCACATGCAGCCGGAAGGCGCCCACCCCGATCGGCGCGATCCGGCACTGCGCCACGCCGGTGGCAATCGCGGTGTAGGTGTCGGGGGAGAGGGTGATCTGCCGGGTCAGGCTGGGCATGGCGACCTCAGTTCGAACTGTGGATCCGGACGGCCAGCCGCGGCCGCTTGTTCACCGGCAGGATCGAGGCCTCGGTCATCACATCGATCCAGCGGCCCTTCTCGTCGAGATGCTGGCGGGCATAGAGCGGCAGGCCGATGGTGTTGGCGGTTTCCAACAGGTTCGCCGGGCCGCCATAGGTGGTGAAGGTATCCATGGTGCCCAAGGGGAAGGCGATCCCCTCGTTCGCCGGAACCAGCCGTTCGGTCGCCTTGGTCGAGAGGGTGACGGTGCCCGAGTATTCCTCGAAGAGGATGCCGCCGAAGGGGAAGTTCCGGCGCACGTCCTCGCGCAGCGGCTGGGCGCCGGTCGCGGCGTAGAACTTGTAGGCCTCTTCCGTCTTCGGGTGCCCGATCAGCTTGTCGAAGAATTCGCGGCTGACGAGGGCATGGACCGAGGTCATCGCCTCGCCCAGAAGGTTGTCCTCGATGGCGCGTAGCACCTCGCGCACCTTGGCCTGAACGTTCGTGCCAGCGGTGCCCAGCACGAAGTCGACCGAGATTTGTGCGAGGCCGAATTCGGTGAAGTAGTTGTAGAGGGTCGTGCCCGCGCCGTCCTTCACGATGCCGCGCAGCGCGTTCATTTCCATGTATTCGCGGGTCTGGGCATGCTTGCGGCGCATCAGCAGCAGCTTGCGGTTCATCACCTCGACGAGCGGATCTGCCGCATCGAAGGCGCCGAGCGCAGGTTGTCCCTGGATGTCGGCAGGCAGGATCACGTCGTCATGCGGGATCCAGGGCAGGGCGAAGGAGCGCATCGAGCGGCCTTCGCGCGTGCCGACGGTGGCGGGGCCACCGAGGGTGACGGAGGGCAGGAGGCTCAGGACCCCTTCATATTGCTCGATGATGACCGAGCGCTGGCTGACCCCTTCGAAGCGGAAGAGGCCGATCTGGCCGAGGCGGGTGTAGAGGTTGGGCAGGATGTTGATGGCCTGCGTCATCTCGGCCAGCGAATAGCCGCCAGCGTCGAAAGGATTGCGCACGAGAGTCATGGGATGCTCCGGAGGATGAGGGGGATCAGACGCCGTCGCGGGCAATGATGCCGACGGCGGCGAGCTGAGTGAGCTTCGTGGTGATCTTGGCCGCGTCATCGACGCTGGCGTCATAGGCGAGGCCCGCACGCGAGACGATCGCCGGGCCGCGGGTGAGGACGACCCCCACCGCATCGGCGAGCGTTGCATCGACGGCATAAAGGAGCACGGCGGTCGCCACCTGCGCCCCGTCCGAGCCGCTGGCCGTCGCGAGCTTGTATTTGCTGTTCACGGTGATTTTGCCGAGCACCGAGCCGACCGGATAGGGCATGCCCATCAAGAGCGTCACGGTCTCGCGGGTGTAGTTCGGGTTGACCTCATATTTGAGGACATCGCCCATGCTGGGCGGATCCGTCACGACGGGCATGGTTCAGTCTCCGTGATGTTGGGGGATGGTGGTGCGCTGCGCGGTTGGGCGGGCGCGGCTGTGACCGGTGCGCGTCAGCGCGAGGCGGCGGCCGATTTCTTCGCGGCCGCGACGATGGGGCTTTCCTTGGCGCCCGCCGCCGGGGCGGTGGCGATGATGCCTGCGGCATCGCTGCGCGCGGCGAGATCGGCGAGGATCTTGGCGCGCAGCGCCTCCGGCTTCACGCCCTTGGCGACGGCATCGGCAGCGTCGATCTGCACACCGAGCCGGGCTGCCTGCGCGCAGACCTGCGCGACCTCGGCCGCTTCGGCGCGGATCGCCTCGACGGAGGGCGTCGCTTCCGGCTGCGGCTGCGCGATTGCCGCGGGCGGGGCCGGTTCCGGCGGGGTGCTTGCGGCAGGCGCCGGAGCACGCTGCGCATGGTCTTCAGGGGCGGTGGTCATCATCGGGCCCTTTCCTCTGGGTTTGGATGTGAGATTGGATGTGCCGCGGGGTGCGGCGGCGAAAGCGCGAAAGGCGGTGACGGGATCGGCCACCTCATCGGCGAGACCGGCAAAGACCGCCGCCTCTCCGCGGAACACGGCGGCTTCGGTGGCGAGGGCTTGCAAGGTGTCGAGGCGCTGTCCGCGCCCTTCGGCAACGGTTTCGGCGAAGAGCTGGCGCAGGTCTTCCAACTCGCCCGCGATCCTGGCGCGGACGGCCTCGGGCAGGGGCTGGTAGGGGTTCGCATCGACCTTGCGGGCACCCGCATGGATCAGCGTGACGGCGATCCCCTTCTGGTCGAGCGCTCCGCTCATGTCGCTGTGCATGGCGACCACGCCGATGCTGCCGACGGCGCCGGTGCGCGGCAGAATGATCCGGTCGGCCTGGGAGGCCAGCGCATAGGCCGCCGAGAGGGCATGATCCGCGACGAATGCCTGCACAGGTTTGACCTCTCGCGCCGCCCGGATGCGGTCGGCGAGGTCAAAGGCCCCGGCGACCTCACCGCCGAAGCTGTCGATGTCGAGCGCGATGCCCCGGATGGCCGGATCGGAAAGCGCCGCCTGCAGCTGGGCGGCGATCCCCTCGTAGGAGGTGAGCCCCGAGGATTGGCCGATCCAAGCCCCGCGATGCACCAGCGTCCCGGCGATTTCGATGACGGCGATCCCGTCCACCACCGCGAAGGGCTGGCTTCCGTTCCGCGCCTGGCGGCTGGTCAGGTCATCGCCAAAGAGCGAGGCGCGGGCGAGCAGGGTGGCGGCATCCCGATCTTCGGCGGCGATTTCCAGCCCCTCGATGCTGATGTCCCGCCCGGTGATCCGGGGCCCAAGCCCGGTCAGGAAGGCCAGCGCCTTGGCAGGATCGACCATCAGCGGATTGTTGAACACGCGCTGCGCGATCTGGGTGTGATGCATCATCCTTCCTCCGCGGGCCGGGGGGCCCGGTCCTCGCCATCGTCTTCCCGATCACTGGCATTCTGCTGATCCTGCTGCGGGCTTTCGGCGTCGCTCTGTCTTGCGCCGCCACTGGCCGCCTGTGCGGGCGATCCCGGACGCCGGAAGTCCAGACCCAGCTCCGCCTCGCGTTTGCGTTCGGCAGCGATCTCGCGGTCGACCTGTTCGGCGTCATAGCCGCGCTCGGCGATAGCCTGCGTGCGGGATTTCAGGCCCGCCTCGATCTGCAGGATCTCGGCCGAGGCGTCCTTGGCCGGGTCGATCCAGTCCCACTTGGTGGGGAGCCAGTCACAGGCAAGGTATGCGCGCCGGTCGGTGGCAAAGCCGGGCAAGTCGATCGCGCCCGCCAGCACCGCCATGTCCATACAGCGCGTCCAGACCGCGCGGCAGAGCTGATAGACCATCACCGAATGCTGGAAGGCAGAGATGCGGCGGCGGAAGTCGACCAAGGCGATCCGCGTGTTCGAGAAGTTCCCCTTCGCCGTGTCGCCCGTCAGGTAGCCATAGGGCACGCCCAGCGCCGCGCCGATCTGCAGGAGCGTGCGGTACTGGAAGGGTTCGTAGGTGCTGCCCGAGTCTGGCGTCGATGGCGTCGTGACATCCTCGCCGGGATCGAGGCGAACCACCTGGCCCGGTTCGACCTCCAGATCGTCCTCGGCGGGATCGAGGGCGGTTTCCGGGGCGGGCGAGGTGATGAACATCGCGAACATCGCCGCGGTCTTCTTTCGCTCGAGTTCGGCGTCGTCGTAGAGATCGAGGGTAAAGAGCTTCACGATGGCCGCCGCGAAGCGCGACACGCCGCGCAGCTGGCCCGCCTCGACCGGATCGAGGATGTGGATCACCTCGGACGCGGGCACGCGCACCGTCTCTCCCTCCAGCCCCGGATCGGTCATGTCCCCCGGATGGCGGCGCAGGAAGTGATAGGCCACGCGCCGCCCGATGCCGTCGAACTCGATGCCCTGCCGGATCGATCCCGCGCCGGGCAGCACGCGCGTCATGTCCTGCGGCAGCATCTCCGAGGGCAGCATCTGCAGCTGTAGCGGCACGGTCAATCCGTCTTCCTGCCGCCGAGTGCGGATGCGCAGGAAGACCTCGCCTGCAAGGAACACCTCGCGCGCCGCCCGGCGCTGCAGGCCAAAGAAGTCGGTCAGACCCTCGGCATCGGCCTCGTCTGTCCAGGCGAGCCAGAGCTTCTGCAGCTCCTCCTTCTTCGCGGCATCCGCAATCTTCGACGAGGGCTTGATCCCGTCACCGACGACGTGGTTCGCGAAGGCATCGACCGCGTTCGCGGCATAGCCGTTGTTGCGCACGAGCCACCGCGCCCGGGCGGTGATGGTCTCGCCCGAGGCTGCGATCAGCGTGTTCACATGGGCGCGGGTGGCGCGGAACCCGCGCAGGCGCCGATGGGACTGCGCGGCGTCAAACCCGCCGATGATGCTGCCGAGGCGTGCGCGGAAGGCGTCGAAGACCATGGTCACAGGCCCTTCGTCGCGATGGTGCCCCACCGACGGCGGCGGGCAGACGTGCCGCTGGCCGCTGCAATCCGGCCCTCCAGATCGCGGATGGCCGCCGCCAGTTCGGCGTCCGAGCCATAGGTCACGGTCTTGCCGTCATAGCTGACGCTGCGCAGCCCGGCGAAGCGGGCTTCCTGCAGCGCCACGAGCAGGGCCTGCATGCGGTCGAGATCCATCAGTCCCTCATGAAGTTCGGGGTATAAGCCCGCCGTTTCCGGCGCGGCGTGGTCAGGGTTCCGGCCTTGGGTTGGGCCGATGCCGCAGCTTCTGGTGCCGTGGGCACGGCGACCGGCAGGCGGGTTTCCACGCCTGCCTGCGTTTCCAGCCGCCGCCATGTGGCTTCGTCCCACCGGTCGGCGCCGAGGATCCACGCGGCGGCGCGGGCATAGACCCGGCAGTCGAGCGCTTCGTTCCGCTCGCGCATCTTCTGCCATTCCTGATGGGCATAGCCGCGCTTGTTGCGGATCGTGACCAGCTGTTCGGCCACCAGCTGCTTCAGCCATTCGGTGTCGGCCCAGCCGGGAAGGTGGATCGTGCCGGGGGCATCGAGGGCGCCCGAGCCGCGCGCTTCATCACTCGGTCGCTCGATCCGCAGGAAGCGGTACGTTTCGGCCTTGAAGGTCGCCGTGGCCACCGACCAAAGCCGCGCGCCGCGGCGCAGGCGTTTGCCGCCGATGGTCGTATCGACGAAGGTCGGGCCAGAAACGGGGGCCGCGCGATTGAAGCCTTCGAGGCCCTTCAGCGGCGCGACCTGTTCGAAGCCAACCTTCCGCGACCAGCCATAGACCGCCGCAGCCTCGTACCCGGTGTCGATCCCGAGCCGCGCTACGGTCATGAAGGCGCCGTTCGCATGCTGCCATGACCGGCCAAGCAGGGCGGTGAGCTTGTCCCAGGCAGCGGGATCGTCAGGCCCGCCCGGAATGACGATGTGATCGACGAGCCAGCTTTCCAGACCCCGGCCCCAAGCCCAGATGTCGACTTCGATGCGGTCTTTCTGCACATCGGCGCCCGCGGTCAGGAACAGACCCGCCACCGGCACCGTGCCCACCTTCCACGCCTCGCGCCGATCCGCCAGCCGCTGCCATTCCGGCGCATCGCCCGACTCGACCCAAGTCTCGCCCAGAAGCGTGTTGCGCGCCGCGCGCAGCATTTCCTCCGAGCCCTGCGCCGCCAGCCATTCCCGTGCGACGTCGGCCCAGCTCTTCCACCCGAGCGGCGAATAGAGCGCCGAGAGGTGGAAACCGATCGCCTTCGGATCCGTCGCGACCGCCGTTGCCCGCCACTCGCCCCGGGCAAGCATCTCGGTCTTGTGGTGCTCGGCGATGGGGCGTTCGCAACCCTCGCAGTGATAGGCCGCAGTCTCGGGCCGACCCTTCGCCCAGCGCAGCCGGTCGAACTGCAGCCATTGCATCGCCCCGCAGTGCGGGCAGGGGACAAAGTAGCGCCGCTGGTCGGACGCCTCGAACTCCCGCTCGATCCGGCTCAGCCCCCGGATCGTCGGGGTCGATACCATGAACACTTTGCGCCGGTGCGCGAAGGTGGTGGTCCGGGCCTCGGCCAGCGTGACCGGGTCGCCTTCCTCGTCGGCCGAGGCCGGATAGGCATCGACCTCGTCGAGAAACACATAGCGCGCGGGCATCGAGCGCAGGCCGGTCGCCGAATTCGCCCCGGTCAGCACGAGGATGCCGCCCGGGAACTCTTTTGAGAGCATCGAGTTCCCGGCGTCCCGCGACCGGGCAGGGCTCACGCGTTCCAGCAGCGCCGGGCTTTCGGCGATCAGCGGGTCGATCCTGCCCCGCGAGGATCGCTTCGCCATCTCGACCGTGGGCAGCACCGCCAGCATCGGCCCTGGCGCGTGGTGGATGACGAAGCCGATCCAGTTGTTGCCCGCTTCCGTGGCGCCGACCTGCGCCGCCTTCATGAAGCTGATGCGCTGCGCCGGATGGCTGGGCGAGAGCGCATCCATGATTTCGCGCAGATAGGGCGTGCGCGCGGTGCGATACCGCCCCGGTTCGGCCGAAGCGCGCGAGCCGAGCCAGCGATGTGCATCCGCCCATTCCGACACCGTCAGGTCCGGATCGGGGCGCAGCCCCTGCCGCCAGCCCCTGAGCAGATCCTCGGCGCCGTCGAA